TTAAATGTTAGAAAAACAAACAGTCCTAAAGATAAATTTGACCACATGACTCTTACAGAACTACAGGGTATTGCAGATGAGAAGAGAGGTGTGGCTTTGTTAATTAAAGATGGCGAAAGTGCTTTTTATAAAACACCAGATGCGATTGCAAAAGCATCCGAAGAAAACTTTGGAATTATGAATCAGTATCTTGCTAAGATTAGAGAGAGAACAACACGTGCTCGAAGAAACGAATTAGCAAAAATTAAAAAGTTTCCTGCACTAGATCCAAATGATGCTAACTTTATTATAGAAAGTTTAGATGATGAAGGTTTAGCACCTTTGAGAAGAAATAGATTTCAATATTTAGTTGAAAATGATCCAAGTGGTACAACACAGTTTAGAACTAAATATGATACTTGGGATGATGCTACAGGAACAATGAGAGAAAAGCCTAAACTTGTAGAGAAACAAAATATGGCAACTGGTGAGATTGTAGTAAAAGATATTGATTACCAAACACCACCAGTTAAGGATGCTAGAATGAGTTTAGACATAGCCATACAAATGAAAGATGATGTGTTTGATTTTTCTACCGAAGCTCTTGGTAAGAAAGGATATAACTTAAATGAGATTGACACCATACAAAAAGGTAAAAAAGTTTATGATTATTTAGAAACTAAAGCTAACAGAGAAGACGGAAGTGTAGATTTATATTATAGAGGTAGAGATATTATAGAAAAATTAGAAGAGTTAAAAGATTTGGGTGTAGATGATATTGATAAAATATCTCTTGATGAGTTTAACCCAGAGAGATATGGATTTAGTAAAGGAGGCATAGCGAACAAAGATATGGTTCGTTTCTTATTTGATGACAACGTACGTAATTAATCCCATAACCAACGAGCTAGAGAGTGCACAACCTAGACAAACGGTTGGTGATAAATTTAAATTACAAACCTTTGTAAGAGATAGATTTGCGTTAGGTGGTGGTGTGATACAAGGAGAGAAAGTTGATAACAGAGAAAACTTTGCTAAACCTGAAATAGCAACATCAAGAATAGAACAACGTAAAGATGGAACTTTTGCTGTTAGAACTAAATATAAATCTACGGAAAGATATCCTGATGGAACGTTAAAAGCCAAATACTACACGTTTGATACTTTAGACGAGGCTAAAGATTTTCTTAAAGAAATTAGAGACGATTTATTTAATAGAGCAAAGTCAAATATTAAAGTTAAAAAAAATATTAATTCTTGGACAGAAAAATTTTTTAAAGATAATATTAAAAAATTTAAAGTTTCAGACTACGATTCTTTTGTAAAAAAAATGCAAAAAGATTGGGCTCAAGAACTTAAAAATAATAGTGGAAAATATAAATCAGAACAAATAAAATTTGTAAGTGATTCTGATGGCCTTCCTCGAACAGAGGAAATGGAAGTATTTGGTGTCAAGTCTCCTAAAAAAGGTCAAATAGAAACTCATGGTCCTGGTGTAGCGTATTATCAAAGAGCGTTTTTTAAAGGCAAGTTGGACACTGATGCAAAACTAAGATCTGGTTTAAAAGAATATATGCAATGGTCTTTAAGTAAAGGAGAAGGACAACCTGCAGCTTATAAAGCAGACAGAAGAGATTTTTTAAAAGCAGCACAAGGATTGGACAATTTTGATAAAAATGTTTTATATTTTTTAGGCGAAGGTTACGATCAGTTTAAATATGGTCAAGGTGGAGCAAATTTTAAAAATATCATGGATAAAAAATTTCCTGTTATTTTTCCTAAATACCATAAAAAAATTAATTTATCTCAAGGCGAATATACTAAAAATTTAAAAAAAGTGTCTGATTTGGCGGGTGTAGAGTTTAGCGTAGTTTTAAATAATATTAAAAAAGAAAATGCAAAAGTAAAACAAATATTAAAGTTAGACAAACTACCTCCAGATATGAAGACAGGATATTCTGGTGATCACCTTGGTGGAATAAAAACAGCTATACTTACAAATGATAAAAATTTTGCTAGAAAAGTTTTAGAAAATGTAATTGGCTCCACACGACAGAGAAACACAGAATTAGGTTATAAACTTTTAGAACAACCAAAAAATAGATTAGTAAAAAAATATTTAAAAGCAAAAACTAGGGCAGAGAAACAAATTATAGTTAATGACATAAATAAATTAATTCAAAAATATGACCCTGGCACACAAGAATTTTTTATTGGAAAAGGTGGTAGATTAGATTTTAGACCTTTAAAGATACAAAAAACACCAGAGGAAAAAGCTAAAGGATACCAAGAAGCAGCGAAAAAATTCTTTCCAGCATCTACAGTTAAAAAATTAAAAGAGATGGGAGTAAATTTATTTACTAAATTAGAGAAAGGAAGTCGAACTAGAAAACAATTTGAAGCTTTAATTCCAGGAAAGTTTGATGCGGCTGTATTAACTCCCTATGATTATATTACATCTATCGCTGCTGGATATAGTATACCAGAGTCTTCTTTAATAGCTGCTTCAAATCTTTTACCAAGAAATGTTCAAAAAATATTGCCATCAATGTTAGGTTTATACGATATACAAAAAGAAATGAAAGGTGAGTTAGAACCTGCTGGACCATTATTTAATTTAGGTGATGGCGAAGAAACTAAAACAGGAAAAAAGATTAGAACAACAATAGAAGATCTTATTGGTAAAGTTAAGGATAAATTTGGCGATGATTCTATCGGCACAGCAGATGATGTTCAAGAACCAGAGTCAGCAGAACGAAGAAGAATGTTTGAGGAAGCAAACGAAAGACTTGGAAACATAGATGAAATGGAAATATCTGACATCGACAATCCTTTTATGGCTGCCATGGGAGGCCGTGTTGGTTTTAAAGATGGTACTCCACCAGTAATCCCAGGCAACGAACCTGACTACAGTGAACTACAAGTTATGCTAGACAACCCTGATAAGTACAACACATTTCCTAAAGGCACATTTACAGAGGAGCTAGACAAAGCAGTTTATGGAACAAATGAAGAAAGAAATCTTTTACAAAAATTCAATTCAATGTTTTTGGACCCAAGAGTCTATCCATACTATGCTCAAAAAATAGCATCAGGTGCAGCCAACATACCAGAACTTGCTTTTAGATTTCCAGCAGCTCTTGCCTATCTTTACGGACAAGGTAATCTTGCTTTAGCTTCAGGTGATTTAGATAGAATAAAAGGAAAAACTTTAGTGGAAGCTTTAGAAATATTAGATCCAAAATATACTAGAGAAATAAAAAATACAAAATTTGGAGACGTGGTAGGTATATCTGACAAGTCTATGGATGAACAAGATAAAACAGAGGGACAAAAATTTGTTGGAGATACATTTCAACTAGCTGCAGAAGCAGTAGGACCAGCAACACCATTATTTTTATTTAAAATGTTTCCTAAATTACCAAAACAAATTAAAGATTTAGTTGGCACAGCATCCGCTGCGGAAAAAGTAAATAAAGAAATAGAAAAAAACATGGCAGTAGATCAAACAAGAAGAGATTTAATTTTAACTATAGGTGCAGGTGGAGCTGCCGCTGCACTTAAATTTTTAGGATTAGATAAACTTATCAAAGCGCCGAAAGCTACAAAAGCTGTAACATCCGCTGTGAAGTCAGGTGGCACACCACAATACTTTTTTGATTTTGTAGATTTAATAAAAAGAAAAGGAAAAGATGTTTCTGATAGACAAGCGGTAGTTGAGAGACAAAAAGTAATTGAATATAAAGATTACACACTTACCGATACTGATGGATACATAACCATTAGAAAAACAGACGAAGATATGGGCCGTGATGAAATGATGGAGTACAAACCACCAGAGGGTGTTGTTGATGAAGCAACTGGTAAATCTACAGAAGTTCCAGCACAATATGAAGAAGTAACCGCTAAACCAGATGCAAACGATCCTGGTAATTTTGATGCTGATCAAGGCTTTGATTCTATTGAGGATGTTTTAGACGAACTATCTAAAGACGGTAAAAAATACACAGTAAAAGAATTAGAGGAAATGGGTATAATACTTGACAGCACCATAAAAACTGAAATGGCAGAGGGTGGTATTATAGCAGGTGTCAAGTCAGGACCAGCACCAAAATCAGGACCTACACCTCATGGGTTGCCTTATCTAGCTAAAAATGTTACACCAATCAAGGAGCGTAAATAATGGCAGATATTGATAAAACTCTTTCAGAGTTGGGAACCTCTGTAAAAATAGAAGGACCTGATCAAGAAGTAGAGATTCAAAAACAAGAAGAACTAACAAAACAACCAGTAGAAATAACACCCACAGAAGACGGTGGTGTTGAGTTAGATTTTGATCCTAGCAAAGTAAATGTTGAGGGTGCTCCTAATCACTTCGATAATTTAGCTGCATTACTACCAGATGAAATTTTAGATCCTGTTGGATCAGAAATGTATCAAAATTATACAGACTATAAAGCGTCTAGAAAAGATTGGGAAAAATCCTACACTGATGGGCTTGACTTACTCGGATTTAAATATGAAAACAGAACAGAGCCTTTTCAAGGTGCGAGTGGTGCCACACACCCTGTTCTTGCAGAAGCTGTAACACAGTTTCAAGCTGGAGCTTACAAAGAATTATTACCATCTGAAGGACCGATTAGAACTCAGATTGTTGGCATGAGTGATCCACAAAAAGAAGCTCAAGCACAAAGAGTAAAAGAATACATGAACTATGAACTTATGGAAAAGATGGGTGAGTATGAACCTGAGTTTGATCAAATGTTATTTCATTTACCACTTGCAGGTTCTACATTTAAAAAAGTTTATTACGATGATTTATTAGGTAGAGCAGTTTCTAAATTTGTACCAGCTGATGATTTAGTTGTGCCATACACAGCCACATCTCTTGATGATGCAGATTCAATTATTCACGTCATTAAAATGTCTGAAAATGATTTACGTAAACAACAAGTTGGTGGTTTCTATAATGACATAGAATTAGGATCACCAGCTATAATTAGAAATGAAGTTGAGGCAAAAGAAAGAGAACTTGAAGGGACTAAAAAAACTGGAAGACCAGAACAAGTTTATACTCTTTTAGAGTGTCATGTTAATTTAGATTTAGAAGGTTTCGAAGATAAGGACGTGAACGGAGATTTTACAGGTATTAAGCTCCCTTATATTGTAACTGTAGAAGAAGGTTCACGAAAGGTTCTTTCAATTAGAAGGAACTTTAATCCTGACGATCCAAGAAAAAATAGAATACCTTACTTTGTCCATTTTAAATTTCTGCCAGGACTAGGATTCTACGGATTTGGATTGATCCATATGATTGGCGGATTGAGCAGAACTGCAACTGTTGCTCTCCGTCAATTATTGGATGCAGGTACGTTATCTAACTTACCAGCAGGATTTAAACAAAGAGGTGTAAGAGTTAGAGATGAAGCTGCACCTATACAACCAGGTGAGTTTAAAGATGTAGATGCACCAGGTGGTAACATTAGAGATTCTTTTATGATGCTACCCTACAAAGAACCATCAGCAACATTATTGCAATTGATGGGTATTGTGGTTCAAGCAGGTCAAAGGTTTGCTGCTATTGCAGATATGCAAGTGGGTGACGGTAATCAGGGTGCTGCTGTTGGTACAACAGTTGCTCTTCTTGAAAGAGGATCACGAGTTATGTCTGCGATACACAAAAGACTTTACACATCAATGAGATCAGAATTTAGATTACTCGCAAAATTATTTAAACTTTATTTACCACCTGTATATCCTTTTGATGTGGTTGGTGGCAGAAGAGAAGTTAAGCAAATGGATTTTGATGATAGAGTAGACATTCTACCGGTTGCAGATCCAAACATATTTTCAATGTCACAAAGAATTACTATTGCACAAACAGAACTACAACTCGCAACATCAAATCCAAATATACATAACTTGTATAATGCGTATAGAAAAATGTACGAAGCTCTCGGTATAAAAGATATTGATAAAATTTTACCACCACCAGCTCCGATTACACCTAAAGATCCTGCGCTAGAACACATAGATGCATTAGGTGGCAAACCTTTCCAAGCTTTTAGAGGTCAAGATCACAGAGCGCACATTACAGCTCACTTAAATTTTATGGCAACTAACATGGTTAGAAATGCACCAACAGTTATGGCTGCATTAGAAAAAAATTGTTTAGAACATATCAGTCTAATGGCTCAAGAACAGATAGAATTAGAGTTTGCAGAAAAAATTAAGATGCTACAACAGATGTCACAACAAGCACAACAAGATCCAATGATGCAAAAACAGCTTCAACAACTGTCTTTAGAGATGGAATCTAGAAAAGCTGTGCTAATTTCTGAAATGATGGGTGACTTTATGGAAGAAGAGAAGAAAATTACATCACAATTTGATGCTGATCCACTATTAAAACTAAAAGCAAGAGAAGTTGACCTACGTGCAATGGAAAATGAGCGTAAAAAAATTGCAGATGAGGCAAAAGCAGACCTTGGAAGAGCAAAATTAGTTCAAACTAAGGAACTTGCGGAGGATAAAATGGAACAAAACGAAGATTTAGCTAAATTAAGAGCTGGAGTTAGCCTTGCAAAGTCTGCAAATCAAGGTATAACTGCAATTAAGGTTGAAGATTAATGCCACTAAACGAAAAAGGTCGTAAAATTATGAAGTCTATGAAGAAACAATACGGCAAAAAGCGTGGCGAAACAGTTTTTTACGCTTCTAAGAACAAAGGAACAATAAAAGGCGTAGAAAAAAAGAAAACAAGGAGTAAAAATGCAAAAACTAGATAAAATTAAGCCGGTTACAGTTGGCGAGCAGCAAGTTGAAGTAGATCCTAGATCTAAAACAACAGCTGACAAAGCTTTTAACTACATTGGCACTGGAAAACCAGAACTTGACGTACAAGGTCAAGGTGCTGTTAGACCAGACAAGAAAAGAAAATCAAAGGCGTACTAATGGCTTGGTTCAGTTTAGCAAAAATTGCTTTGCAGGCTGGTAGTAAGATATACGCTAATCGTCAGAAGACGAAAATGGCTATGTCAGACGCCCAACTCATGCATGCAGAGCGTATGGCCCGAGGAGAAGAGGCTTACCAAGGCAAACTTCTTGAGGCAAGACAATCGGACTGGAAAGACGAATTTGTATTGATAATTTTGTCGGCTCCGATTATAGTGTTGGCTTGGGCCGTTCTATCGGACGATCCGGCAGCGATGGAAAAGGTAAAACTTTTCTTTGAATACTTCTCGACGCTCCCTTCATGGTTCACAAACTTGTGGATTTTGGTCGTAGCAAGTATTTTTGGAATTAAGGGGACACAAATATTTAGAAACGGAGGAAAAAAATAATGGTAAATAGACTGTATAACAAACAAGTTTCACCAAAAGGTTATATGAAAGGTGGACGTGTTAAAAAAATGGGTGGCGGCATGATGAAAAAAGACATGATGGCAAAACCTATGATGAAAAAAGGCGGAAAAATTCCACCTCAATTAAAAAAATTCGTTATGGCTAAAAAGAAAAAAGCCAAAATGAAAAAGGATAAGTAATGGCTGGAAAAGGTCTGTACGCAAACATACATGCTAAAAGAAAGCGTGGAGGTAAAATGCGTAAGAAAGGTGCAAAAGGTGCACCGACTGCAGCGAACTTTAGAAGAGCTGCACAAACAGCAAGGAAAAAATAATGACTAAACTTTGTCCAAGAGGAAAAGCAGCAGCGAAGCGAAAATTTAAGGTATACCCTAGCGCCTATGCTAATGCCTACGCATCTAAAATATGTGCAGGTAAAATCAAAGATCCATCTGGAGTAAAAAGAAAAGACTTTAGAGGACCTAAACCTAGCAAAGCTATGGGTGGTTCTGTAATGCCTAGACAAATGTATAATAAAGGTGGTTCTGCAGGAAAGATTCCTACAACACCAAAAGAAAAAAAATTAGCTGCTTTAGCTCCTCCAAGAAATAGAATAACTTTTGGAGACGTAGTTACAGGAAGAAAACAATCTGGTAAAACTATGGCTAGGGGTGGTGGCTTAATGGAAGCTACAGAGAGATTAAGAAGACAAGGACTTGGAAAAGGTGGCATAGCCAAAGGTTGTGGCAGAGTCATGCCTAACAGAAGAAAAGTTACTAAAATTTATTAATATGGCTGGTCTAAAGACATGGTTCGATCAAAAATGGGTAGATATTGGGAGCAAGCGAAAAGATGGATCGTTTGCAAAA